CGGTCAACCTGAACCTCGGGGGCGGCGATGGCGGAGGCTCTCTTATGACCGATCCCGACGTCGGCGCTGCGATATATGCGGTTGAGGGCAACTGCTGCTCGCTTGATTGCAATGCGAGCAACTATGTGTGGAGCTGTTCCGGGGATTGCCATTGCACTGGCTACTCGCAGTGGTGGCATGTTGCCGCTCGATGGGAAGGATATACACGGCTTTTCGACTGGCAAACGCAATGCGGCTGCCAGCGGGCGAACGAGACCAATACATCGTCGTGGGTGTCCATATCTGCCCCGAGCGTCATAATGCGCGGCGGCAACAGCCACTACGTCTCGGGAGTGTACGATCCGCCTTCGTCGGCCGGCGCGACGGCGTCCATGTCGCTCGAATGCACGACAGGGGCGGAGAAGATAACGATTCTCTCACAGGGTGCGGGGTGGATGGAGATACAGGGTGCGGCGACGAGCGATAGCGTAGGCGACGTCGAGTTCCAGCTTGTTTCCGGGATCGGCGACAACACATACACGAACACGGCGCGTCTTACGGTGGCATGCGTTGACAGGCTTGAGATGTCCTGCGCCTATTCGGGGCAGAGCGTCAACCCTCCGCCGTTCGACGGCGAGACCGAGTGCCCGTTCTCAATCACGAACAGCCTCTCCCCAGACAGGCATCTCGTCGTTCCGTTCGACAGCGTGGCCACGCTTGGCGACAGCGGATTTTCGGTAAGGAACTTCACCGTGGACATGAACCTCGTCCTAAGTCCTGCAGGGGCGAACGGCTCGTCGCTCCCGTGCGAATGGGAGGTCGTCGAGGCGATTCCGCAGATGAGCGGGACGCTCTCGCACTCAGGCGGTTTGTCGGCTCGTTTCGTCAACCCGAAACAGGGAGGAGTCTACCGTTTTCGTGGGCGATGCGACGGCTCGCCGTGGACGGAGGGTAATGTCGTCCTGCCTCTTTCCGGAGCCTCGATAGACGCTGTGTTCTTCTCCGACATGATGGCGTATGAATGCCAGATGGCGACGCTCGGCAGAATGCCTGACGCAATCAGGCAGACGCGGGATTTCGGCTACGAGTGGTTCAATGACGGCGGTGCATCTGACTACATTGGCAGGGTGGATTCTCATGAGAAGCCCACAGTATGGCTGTACAATCAGGTCAGCGACGATTTACTTACAATGGGCATGGGCGCGGTTGCCATGTGGCGAGGTGTTCCCGTTCGCGTCGCAAAGCTCGGAAACTTCCTTGCGGGGTACGGCACAAAGCGGCTCGGAATAAGGGAAACGTCACGCATAAGATCACAGTCCATAGGCACGGAAAACGACGCGACGGCAGAAATGAGCTGGCAGGGCGGAGGCGATGCCTTCACGAACGGTGACCTGATGTCGGTCACAGGCGCACTTGCGACGAATATGTGGCCAGTTGCCGACATGAAGGTGAAGCGATTGTGGCCAAATAACTCAAACTGCGATAATCATGTTGAAGCGGGACGGTATTTCAACTACAATTTCTTCTTCTGCTCACCAAGAACGGTCGAGAGGGGAAGGGCTTTGATTCAACAACAAGGAGAATAGGAGAACAAACAATGAAACTGAAACCAGTGATTGCGGCCATTGCCGCCGCTGGAGCGGCTGCCGCGTCGGCGGTCCCGACCGCAGACAACTTCCATTCGGTCACGAACGACTGGTGGAACGGGAACTACACGAACGTCCGCGAACTCGCGCAGCAGAGGCTGGCGGCCGACACCAACGACCTTGTCGCCGCCCACATAATGTGGGAGTACGACATCTGCTTTTCGGACTTCACGACGATGTCGAATTCGATCCTGCGGCTGATGCGCGCAGCCGATACGGTAACGCTTCCGGCGTACACCAATCGCTACCAGAGGTTTCGCGACGGATACACGGAATACATGACGAGCGTGATACCGTCCTTCCCGATCGGTCACCAGCAGCCGTCGCCGGAAGGATACCCCTCGCATTGGCCGATGGTGTCGACCGAATATCTGCGGATAATATGGGAGGGAGGTTTGTGGAACGCAGGCGCGCAGCCAGAGCCGGAGGGGAAATGAAAGAGGGCGGCATGACGGGTGGAGAACGCGAAGTTGCGGCCTGCTGCCGCGAAGTGGCCACGGCGGAATCGCCTGTCGATGCGGCGGGCGATTTCGGCAGCATCCGCTTCGCAAGGCGCGGGGCGGGGCGGCTGGAGCTTTGCGAGATTGCCTTCGGACGCTGCGGCGTGGTTCTGAGCCGCGCCGTGTTCGAGCGCATTTTCGTGGGAAGGACGAGATGAACGAAGACACAGGGGCTGCTCCGCAGCCCGAACAGGATGGCGCCGTTACGATCAGCGGCGTCCACAAGGCGGTAGTGCAGGGATTTTCGGGTGTGAACAAGATGCTGAAGAATCTCTCGAAGAGCATGAAGAGCATCGAGGCCGGGCTTGCGGACGTCGGCGAATTCCAGAAGAAGATAGGGCGAGTCCTCTCCTTTGTCCGCCAGGGGCAGATCCTGGCGGTGCTGGAGAGGATGAGCGCACATCCTGCGAACACTGTGAGCCAGGCGGCGGCGCTTGTATTCAAGCCCTTGACAGGCGGCTATCCATCGGCCTCGGCTCTTGCAAGCGCGTGCTACCGCGTGGGAGTGAAGGCGCAGGTCGGCTGTCCGCCAGACTGAACCGACACGAACATGTCGGTGTCTTAGGCTCTGTCCGCAATGCGGGCAGGGCTTTTTTTATGCCTTGAAACGACGATCCGCAGCCTGGGATTTCGCGAAATTTCGCGAAATCGCGAAATCGAAATTCATGCGTTCCGCTCAGTAAAATCAGGTGTTTCCCGCCGTCCGGCCCGAAATCCGCCGCGAAGATTTCGTGTTGCGCGAAATAGGGCTGAAAATACTCTCCGCGAAGACGGCATCCAGTTGAACGGTGCATTCCGCACACGGACCGGGGGCGTTCGCGGAGAAGGGAATGAAAGGAACGGCAGATGGAAGGGGGCCAGGAGGACGCGAAGGAGGTGCGCTGCTGTGCATAGGGCTACCGCCGGGCGCGCGGAAGAAGGTCGAGAGGTTCTACGACCAGATCGACCGCGACCTCGCGGCGGAGGAGCGCGAAAGGCGGCGCAGGGCAAAGAAGGCGCGGCGGAAGGCGAAAAGGCGGCTCAAGAGGCTTCTCAAGGCGGCCACGGCATGCGGCGACCCGAAACGGAGGGCGGAGGCGGGGGAGCGCATAATAGACCTCTTCGCCGGGAGGGAGGTCGGCCATGCGTAGGCGAGTCAGGCCCGTCTGTCGTCTCGCGGGCAACATCGAGGCCGAAGGCGTGTTCCCCGAGGACACGCTTCTCTCCGACGAACTCGACCTTTCCGTCGATCCTGCTGAGAGCGATTTCGGAGCCGAGACATTCGATAAGATCGTCTTCGGCGACGGCACCTACAACGCCCTGTGCGAGGACATTCGCGGCGTCCGCATCTGGGATCTGCCGGAGGACTGCATATGAGCAAGTCCTACCGCTACGATCCAGAGGAGGGGGGCGCTGGAAAGCGTCCGAGGTGGAAACGCCATGAAAATGCCGCAGGGGCAGGGGCTTTGCCGGAATCGCCTGTGGAGGCGTCTGGCGAGAACCGGCAGCCGAAGAAGGCCAGGGGGAAGCGCGGTGTTCCTGCGGAAGGTGCGTCCGCCCTGTCGCCGGAATGGGCGATGGAGCTGATGAAGGGCAGGATCAACACCGTTCTTTCGACGCTCGCCAGGCGTGGTGTCATCGCCTGGCACGAGAAGGAGGACTACGAGCAGATACTCAACATCCACATATGCCGCATGGTGCCGTTCTACGATTCCGAGAGGACGGGATGGAACGAGCGCAAGACCAGCGCCCTGCGGTACCTGAACGTGGTCGTGAACTCGGCCGTGGCGAGCATAGTCCGGCACTCGATGTTCCGCAGGCGGACGATGCCGACAATCCCGATTCCGCCGCTTCGCGACGAAGAGGACCGGGACGACGATGCGATGCCGTGCGACCTCACTCCCTACGAGGACAGGCGCAGGCCGTTCGACACGCTGTGGCTCGGGATGGACATCGATACGATGGCCGCGAAAATGGAGGCCGAGGAGCGCATGGCGTTCTTCGGAAGGCTCGAAGGATGCACGTTCGCCGAGGTCGCGGACGGCATAAACGCGGCGCTCGGAACATCCGTCGACCGTTTCCACGTGATGAACGTTACGATGGAGAAGGTGCGCAAGACCGTCCGCGACTGCGGATACGGGCCGAAAACCGAGGGGAAGGAAAATCACCAAAAATAATTCTCACTTTTTGCCGGTCGGGATGCGCATATGTTAGTGGGGGCATTGTGCACCTGCGCATTGTCCCCCTTATCCCAAAGAAAGGAAACACATGAAAAGCAACAACCTGACGTTCTTCGCGGACATACCCTCAGAAGAGTACCATCAGGCGGCGAGGGACGGGAAGTTCCTCTCCAGCCATCTCTTGGGCGATTTCAGGAAGAGCCCGAGGCTGTACCGGAAGAAGATGAACGGCGAGATCGAGCCGGCGGAGTCGGCGGCGCTTGCCGTCGGGCGGGCGGTTCACACACTTGTTCTGGAGGGGCGCGGCAAGTTCGACGAGGAATTCCTTGTCACGGACGGGCCGGTCAACCCCAAGACGGGCGAGCCGTTCGGAAAGCTCACGAAGGCGTACAAGGAATGGGCGGCAGCGCAGACGAAGGACGTCGTAAGCGGTCCCGACTTCGCGTTCATGTCGAAGCTCCGCGAGAGCGTCTGGGCGCATCCCGTCGCCCGCGAACTGCTGGACGACGGCGTCGCAGAGCAGACCGTTCGCACACATTACTGCGACGAGCCATGTCAGATACGCATGGACTGGTTTCGCGGCGACTACGACGGACGCCCTATCATATGCGACCTCAAGACATGCGAGACGCTCGACTATTTCGAGGGCGACGCGAGACGCTTCGGCTATCCGCAGCAGATGGCGTTCTACCGCGAGGTCCTGCGCACCGCCAGCGACGGCGAGGTTGCCGCCGACTGCTACCTCATCGCCGTCGAGAAGCGCGAGCCTATGCGCTGCGGCGTTTGGAAGCTTACGGACGGCATCCTTGAGACCTGCGCCCTTGAGAACGAGCGTGCGATTGCGGAACTCCGCAAGTGCCGGCGCGAGAACGTCTGGCCTACGCGCACGGAGGATATGCGCATTCTCGACGTGTAGCCATTGTCAATCATCCACTATTCGATTTGGCGGGCGGCGCATAGCCGTCCGCCTTTTTCATGCACACAAACAAGGAGAAACAAATGAACCTGCTGGAGACGATAACCACGGGCAAGGCGCAGCAGCCTCCCCGCATCATGATATACGGCAGCGAAGGAGTGGGGAAGAGCACCTTCGCCGCCTCCGCGCCGAAGCCAATCTTCATTCAGACCGAGGACGGGCTTTCGGAAATCGACTGCGCGAAGTTCCCGCTTTGCACTTCATACGCAGAGGTCGTGGAGCAGCTGAAGGCGATCCGCGATGGCGAACACGACTACGCGACGCTGTGCATCGACTCGCTTGACTGGCTGGAGCGGCTCATCTGGGACCGCGTCTGCGCCGACTACGGCGTCAAGTCCATCGAAAAGGCCGACGGAGGCTACGGCAAGGGGTACACATACGCGCTCACCTACTGGCGCGAGATCGTGAAGCTCCTGAACGAGATCCGCGCCCGCAAGCAGATGGCCGTCATCCTCGTCGCTCACGCGAAGGTCGAGCGCTTCGAGGACCCGGAGCATCCCGCCTACGACCGCTACCAGCCGCGCCTACACAAGTCGGCGAACTCGCTGGTGTGCGAATGGGCGGATGCGGTGCTGTTCGCGTCCCGCAGGATGCGCGTAGACTCGACGACCGGCAAGGCAGCGCCCGTCGGGGCGGACGGCGGCGAGCGCATACTGCGTACCAACGGCTCGCCCGCCTGCAATGCGAAGAACCGCTACTCGCTTCCGAGCGAGATGGCTCTCTCGTGGCAAGCCTTCATGGATGGAATGAAGGCCGGGTCGAAGAAGTAACCCAACACACAATCTTGGAAACGGGGAATCCGTGCCTTGTGGCGCGGGTTCCCTTTTTTCATGCTCAAACGAAAACAGGAAAGGAGCCTATTATGGCACAACTGAAGTTCAATGCGGCCGAGGTCGACACTACCTCCCGCGATGCAATCCCATCCGGCACTTACGAGGCGGTCGTGACCGACTCGGAGACGAGGGCCACCAAGAACGGCACGGGTCTCGGAATCAACCTCACGTTCGAGATTCTTTCGGAGGGTCCGGCCAAGGGACGCAAGGTATTCGCGTGGATAAACTACGAGAACGCCAGCGCAAAGGCGCAGCAGATCGGGCGCGAGGAGCTTGCGAGCCTCTGCAAGGCGGTCGGTGTGACCGAACTGGGCGACACCGTACAGCTCCACAACCTCCCGCTCCTTATCACAGTCGGCCTCGACAGGAACGACCCGACGAAGAACGTCATCAAGGCGTACAAGGCGAAGACGGGGCAGACGGCCCAGCCCGCGCAGAAGTCGCCGCAAGCGGCGGGGGCCGCGCCGTGGGCGCGGTAGAGTTCGACCTCCCCTGGCCGCCCAGCGTAAACCGCTACTACCGCCACGTCGGGCATTGCGTCCTCATCAGCCGAGAGGGTCGCAAGTACCGGCGAATGGCGGTAAGCCGCCTCGGAGGGCTTTTCGAGAAGTTCTCCGGGGTGGTCGCGTTGTCCATCGACTGCTATCCGCCTGACCGACGGAGACGCGACATAGACAACATACTGAAGTGCCTTCTGGACTCTCTCGTCAACGCGGGCGTGCTGGAGGACGATTCCTTGATAAAGCGTCTCCACATGGAGATGCGAGAACCCATCCCGGAGGGACTTGTCCATGTACACATTGCGCCCATACCAGAGCGATGCGGTTGATTCCGTGTACCGCCACCTCCGCGAGAAGGACACGAATCCCTGCGTGGTGATCCCAACGGCAGGCGGCAAGAGCCTCTGCATTGCGCAGGTGGCGAAGGACGCCGTGACGAAGTGGAACGGGCGCGTGATGATACTCGCCCACGTCAAGGAGCTTGTCGAGCAGAACGCGGGGAAGCTGAAGAGCATCTGCCCGGAGCTGCCCGTCGGTGTGTATTCGGCGGGGCTGGACAGCCGCGACACGCAGCAGCCTGTCGTCGTCGCCGGCATCCAGTCGGTGTACAACAAGATCGAGGCTTTCAAGCCGTTCGATCTCGTCATGATCGACGAAGTACACATGGTGCCGCCTGACGGCGAGGGACGCTACCGTACCTTCCTTGAAGCAGCGAAGCGGGTCAATCCCCGCGTCCGGCTCGTCGGCTGGACGGCGACGCCCTACAGGACGCAGGGCGGGCTTATCTGCAAGCCTGAAAATCTCCTGAACGAGGTGTGCTACGAGATCGGGGTCAAGGAACTCATCAACCGTGGCTACATCTCGAACATCACGGCGAGGGCTGGCAAGGTCAAGGCGAATACCGAGGGCTTGCACATCCGCGCTGGCGAGTTTGTCGCAGAGGACGTTGAGAAGCTCATGGGCGAGGACAGGCTCGTCACGTCCGCCTGCCAGGAAATCGTGGAACTCACGAAGGACAGGCAGTCGTGCCTTGTCTTCTGCACCTCCATCGCACACTGCAAGAAGGTGGCGGCGCAGATTGCGAAGTTCTCCGGCGAGGAGTGCGCTGTGGTAACTGGCGATACGCCCGACCTCGAACGCGAGGAGACGATCCGCCGGCTTCGAGGTGAGACGGTGAAAGCCGACCTCTTCGCTGAGAAGCCGCCGCTCAAGTACTGCTGCAACGTGTCCGTGTTGACGACCGGGACGGATATTCCGCGTCTGGACACAATCGCCTTGCTGCGACCTACCAATTCGCCGGGGCTCCTGGTGCAGATGGTGGGGCGTGGCTTCCGGTTGTCTCCCGAGACTGGCAAGACCGAGTGCCTTGTCCTCGACTACGGGCGCAACATCGAGCGGCACGGGCCGATCGACATGATCAAGGTCAAGGAACCCGGCCAGGGCGGAGGCGGGCCGCTTGCAAAGGAGTGTCCCGAGTGCCGCACAATCGTGAACCTACCCGTCATGCTCTGTCCGACGTGCGGCTACCAATGGCCGCGCAAGGAGCCGGAGCGCAAGGCTCACGAGGCGACAGCGGCGAGGGCTGGCATTCTCTCTGGCGAGGTGACGATTGAGAAGTTCCCCGTCAAGCACACAATCTACCAGGTCTGGGAGAAGCGGGGCGCTCCGCCCGGCTCGCCGAAGACAGTGCGCGTCACATACGACGTCGACTACCTCACGCACTACTCGGAGTGGCTGTGCCCTGAACACACGGGGTACGCCCGCAGGAAGTTCGAGAAATGGTGGCGGGAGCACGCGCATCCCGACTGTCCGATGCCGCGCACGGCGGAGGAGGTGTGCGAACACGAGTTCTCCGGGATGCTGCGCGAGGTCAAGGAGATAACGGTGCGGTTCGTGTCGGGTCAGAAATATCCTGAGATAACCGGCTGCGAACTGGGGGACTTCCCTCTGGTCGAGTCCGCGCAAAACACACAAGGAGAGGAGCTTTCCGATGAAGACTGGGATGACATTCCGTTCTGACGACGAATACTGGGCCTGGCTGGAGAGGCGGGCGAGGCTTTGCGAGCGCAGCCGCAAGGCGGCACGATACGCCGCCCTGATGGGGGCGGCGGTTCTTCTTCTCTTCATGCTTCTATGGTTCGTGGCGAACCACACGCCGCCAAGGAAAACCAGCACTTGGCAGAACGCAATCGACAGCGTCCGCTCCCAGAGCGGATGAACACGCACAAGACAAGAAAGGAGGCCACATGGCTACAATACCCGTCGCGACGGCAATGGCGTATCTCGCCGCAGGCCTCTCGTGCCTTCCCGCTGCCAAGGCGAAGAAGCGTCCGGCAATTGGAGGCTGGAAGACATGGCAGACGCGGCTTCCGACGAAGGTCGAGGTCAAGGCGTGGTTCTCGAACCCGCACGACGCTATATGTGTGGTTTCGGGCAAAGTGTCCGGGAACCTCGAGTGCATGGACTTCGACCAGCACGGGGAGCTCTTCGCCGCGTGGATGGACAAGATAGACACGGAACTCCTCTCGAAGCTCGTCATCGAGCAGACCCCGAGCGGCGGCTACCATGTATTCTACCGCGTAGACGGGGGAACGGGGAACGGGGAACAGGGAACGGGTGTAATCGACGGCAACCTGAAGCTGGCGCGGGGCATCAGGGACGGAAAGCAGAAGACGCTGATCGAGACGCGGGGAGAGGGCGGGCTTTTCCTCTGCGCCCCGACGGAGGGCTACGTCCTCCAACAGGGAGACTTCGCCGAACTGCCCGTCCTTCCCGCCATTGCGCGGAAAGCCCTCGTGGACGCCGCACGTTCGCTCGACGAGCTTCCTGCGGCAAACTGCCCGTCCGCCCCCGCCGGAGGCGACACGGGCGGGTTTCGCGCGGTTTGCGGCGAAGCCCGCGACAACGACCGCTGGGAGCAGTTTCCCGGCGACGACTACAACGAACGCGGCGACTTCCGCGCCCTCTTGAAATACTACGGCTGGCAGTACGTCCGCACACGGCCGGACGGGAACGAAGACTGGACACGCCCCGGCAAAGACCCGAAAAGCGGCATATCCGCAACGCTCAAGGACGGGTGCTTCTATGTGTTTTCGTCGAACGCCGCCCCGTTCGAGCCGCAGATAAAGTACAGCCCGTTCGCCATCTACGCGACGCTCTGCCACCACGGCGACTTCACCGCCGCCGCAGGCGACCTTGCCAAACAAGGCTTCGGCAAGGCGCGCTACGTCGCAAACGAGGTGACCTTCAACCTGAACGGCGAGAAAGTCACCGTGGCGATGCCGGAGAACCCCGCCATGAGGAAGAAGCGGCGCACCCTGGAGGAGCTGGACGAGGAGTTCCCGGAGCTCCACAAACCGCTGATACACGGACTTCTGAGGGAGGGAGAGACCATGAACGTAATCGCCGCGCCGAAGACGGGCAAGAGCTGGCTCGTCATGAACCTCGCCCTCGCCATCGCGCTCGGCAGGGACTGGATGGGCTTCCCCTGCGAACAGGGCAAGGTTCTCATCATCGACAACGAGCTGCATCCGAACACGACCGCATACCGCTTCCGCTCAATGCTCGCGAAACTGGGCATCCCCCGCAGCGCGGTAAACCCGTTCCTGCACATCGAGAACCAGCGGGGCATGCTTGAGACGATCCAGAGCCTCTCGGCGCAGATAGAGGAGCTGAGGAAGGAGGACTACAAGCTCATCATCATCGACGCGTTCTACCGCGCCGTGCCGCAGGGCACGAACGAGAACGACAACGGCTCGATAACCGCCCTCTACAACCTCCTCGACCGCTACGCGGGCACCCTGAACAGCGCCTTCGCCCTCATCCACCACACGTCCAAGGGAAACCAGTCGCAGAAGTCGGTGACGGACGTGGGAGCTGGCGCGGGCGCGCAGTCCCGCGCCGCCGACACGCACCTCGTCCTCCGCCCGCACAAGGAGAAGGGCGTCATCGCGGTCGACTGCGCCGTCAGGTCGTTCGCCCCGATCCGTCCGTTCTGCCTGCGGTTCGACTGGCCCGTCTGGTATCGGGACGACGACCTCAACCCGGAAGACCTGGAGGGCAAGGCGGAGACGAGGCCGCACCGCAAGACCGCCGAGGAGATTGTGGACGAGATCGAGGCACTCGCCCTGAAGCTGCCGGAGCTTGTGGAGCCTGACAATCTGCGGCCGACGAAGTTGTTTGTGGTCGAGATCATGAAGCGCTACGGCTGTTCGAGGGATACGGCGAGAGACGCTCTGAGCCGCGCCCTCGCGGATGGAACATTGCTCGCGGAGCGCCGGAAGAACATGCCCGTCGCCCTGCGCGGAGCGAAGTTCGTTGTCACGCCGGAACTATCTGAGTCGGATTGCCTGGAGGAGGTGGACGATGGTAGCGCGGAGTGAAAATAACGCCGCACGACCATACCAGAAATCAGGTCGCGCGAGGTCGCGCGGAATCACGCCGCGCGACCTGCAAAAAACTCGTCCGAAAGGCCCCCGGCAGAGGTCGGGAACGGGGGGCTTGGTAGGTAGCGCGGCGGGGGCTTACTACGTAAAAGCCCCGCCGCACGACCTACAGCCCCCGTCCCTCGTCCGCCCTCTGCATACGGCCAGACGGACAGGAAAAACGACAAATCTCCGCGCGACCTTCCGCGCGACCTGAAACACCAAAACGAAAGGAACCCAGACATGGAAATCCCAAGACCCAAATCCCTGCGCGAACTCGTCAGCGAAAACCGCGACAGCCGCAAGCCCGTCGTCGACGGACTTCTCCGCCCAGGCGAAACCCTGAACATAATCGCGCCTCCCGGAACGGGCAAGAGCAGACTCGCCCTCGCACTTGCCGTCTCCGTCGCTGCGGGCATCCCCTGGATAGGACGCCGGTGCGAACGGGGCAAAGTCCTCGTCGTAAGCACAGACCTGTCGGAGAGAATGCTCACGGAGCGGATGAGCCGCGAACTTGAAAGGCTCCGTCCCGGCGACAGGGAAGCCGCCCTCGCAAACATCGACCTCCTCGACATGAGCCGTGCGGAAAGGCTGTCCGCACCTATCGAACGCTGCCTCAATCTTGCGGATGCCAAGGGCTATAGCCTCATCGTCGTGGATTCCCTCAACGGCCTGACGGCGGACGAGGCCGGGACTGAACGACGCGGCGAGGCGTTGGCAGTCCACGACGCAATCGACGAGTTCGCGGCGGAAAAGAACTGCGCGTTCGTTCTCGTCCAGCACAAGACAACGGAAAGAACTGCTGACATCATCGACGACCTCGCCTCTGCGTGGACTGCGATTGTCGCCGACAGCAACCTCGTCCTTCTGCCCGCTATAGGCAATGACGAATGCAGGTTTTGCGTGACGACGCGTTCTTTCGACGATGCGCCTCTTCAGACGCTCCGCCGCGCCCTCTGGCGGATGCTGCGGGCCAAGTAGTAAAAGCGCCGGCCGCCTCGGGAAACGAAAACCGTTGGGGGAAAGGCCCCAAAAGCACCCGAGGCGGCCGACGCGGGACAGTATGCCATAACCGGCGAGGAGAAGTCAACGGCCAAAAGCGAGAAAAATCGCCCCTGGGCGGCGGGAATCGGGCCGCCTGGGGCGGGTGGGACGTTATGTCCCGCCGAGGCAACGGTTCCTCCCTGAACCCCCTCAAAAGGCAGGGCGCGGGAAAGAGCCAGGCTGTAAAAGAGACTTTCTTTCAGACGACGTAATTTTTCAAGGAGGCCAGAAATGCCAACAAAACAAGGGGAATTTGCGGATTTGCGGTCTGATGTGGGTGCCGAGGAATGGCGCGACATCGTATGGACTGATGGACGCTATCAAGTCAGCAATTTCGGGAGGGTCAGGAGAGCCATAAGCAAGTCGGGGCGGCGTTGTTCGAGAATCTTGAAGCCGATTTTCGGTACGATAGCGTATCCAACCGTCCACTTCTCACTGAACGGCAGACGGAAACGAGCGACAATACATCGTCTTGTCGCCGAGGCGTTCATCCCCAATCCTTGCAATCTGCCGCAGGTGAATCACAGGGACGAGAATCCCACCAACAACGAGGCCCGGAACCTCGAATGGTGTACGGAACTGTACAACCACAACTACGGCACCCTCCGTGAACGGCTTATGAAGCACCACGAGAATCCGATACTGTTTCGCGGCATTCGGTATCGCTCGATTCATGACTGCTCCCGGCGCACGGGGCATACGAGAAGGACAATCAGCCACAACTGCGAAAGGATAACCGCATGAGCAAGCAACTCACATACGCGACGGTCTGCAGTGGAATCGAATGCATGAGCGCGGCGGTAGCGCCGCTCGGCGGCTGGAAGCCGGTGTTCTTTTCGGAGATCGAGCCGTTCCCGTGTTCGCTTCTTGCGCACCGCTACCCCGACGTCCCCAACCTCGGGGACATGACTAAAATCAAGGCCGAGAAAATCGGCGACGAAGATAAATGGAGGATAACGAATGGAACAGATGTCATTGAACTTGCCGGGCGTCTCGGCTGCCTCGCCGGGGGGACGCCGTGCCAGGACTGCTCGATTGCGGGTCTCCGCAGGGGAATGGCCGAGGGCAGCGGGACAAGGTCAAGCCTTGTCTTCGAGTTTACGCGACTTCTTCGTGAACTCGAACCTCGCTACTTCCTCTTCGAGAATGTCCCTGGCATGCTTACCTCAAACCAGGGACGGGATTTCGCCCACGTCATCATGGCGATGGCCGACTGCGGGTATTCTATCGCATGGAGAGTGCTGGACGCTCAGTATGTGCGAGTGGACGGGCTGCCCCGCGCAGTTCCCCAGCGGAGGCGCAGGGTTTGGATCGTCGGTATGCGGACTGTCGGACATACTGGAGACGGTTGGCGAGCACCTGCGGAAATACTGTTTGAGCCTCAAGGCGTGCGCGGGGATACTCCGCCGCGCCGCGTCACGGGGCAAGGATTTACCCGCCCGCCTCAACGCGGCGCTCAAGGCGCAGATAGCCCGGTTCCAACGAACGCAAACGGCGGCGACGTGATGCCGACCCTGAACGCCACCGACCTTACGAAGCGCATCACAGGTCAGTCTGACAAGTCGGGGGTGTTCGTCATGCAACCGTCCGGCTTCGACCCATACGAGCCGGGAGGTGTCAAGTCTGAAAACCGCGATGTGAGCGGCGCGTTGGTGAACGGATCGTCGCCCGGCTTCCACAACGCGGTGTGCTTCGAGAACCACCAGACGGACGCGAGAACCCAGCAAGTAGACGTCGCCCCCACAATGGGAGCTACGCACAACGCGCAGGCGGCGAACAACAACCCGCTCGTGGTAGCGCCCGCCGACGTGTTCGGCAAGGTCGCACACGCCGTGAACAAAAACGGCGACGGCGAGAAGTACGCGAAGATCGATGTCGCAGAGATGAGAAACACATTCTCGAACAGCGAGGCGAGGACGCAGGAGGTCGTGGTGCAGCCCAAGGGCGAGGTCGTGGCAATCGACATGGACAAGAACAAGCCGACGAACGCCGACAAGCCCGTCCGCAAGGGCGGCGCTGGATTCGGCGTCTCGGAGAAAGGCGCGTCCTACACATTGACCGCCCGCGACCAGCACGCGGTCGCCTACGCCATCGACTCGATGGGGTCGAACGCGATGAAGTCGAAGAACCCGCACTCGGGATGCCGAGAGGTCGAGTGCGCCCCGACTCTCACGACGGTCGATTCCGCCCCCGTGAAGCATCAGGGCGGCACGGCGGTCGTGGCGTTCCTGCCCGGCAACTCAGCGAAGGCGCAGGGGCTGGGCGCGGAAGAGGAAGTCTCTCCGACGCTCGTCAAGACGCAGGGCGAGAGCGGAAACAAGGTCGCGGTGGCTACCGAGTGCATCGGCGTATTCGACATGGAGGCGGGGAAGTCTAGCGGACGCGCGGACACGTCCGGCGTCTCGCCGACGATCCTCGCGCTCCACGGCACGGACCCGCACGCCGTCGCAATAGGCTTCAATGCCGAGGCGGGAATGCACGAGGACAGCCCCAAGCCGGAGGTAAGTTCGCCGCTTGCAAAGAACCACAAGTGCGGCGTCGCAATCGGACTCGACCGCGCCTCCTTCAACCAAGGGAAGAACGCGCAGTTCGGCTTCAAGGTCGAGGAGGAGTGTGCGCCGACGGTGGTCGCCAAGGGGCCGGGTGCGGTCTCGTTCGAGCCGGGGATCGCGAGGCGCGAGGGAGCGTCACATCGCTTCTCTGATGAGGTGACATCGACGCTCCGTTCCGACATGGGTGACAACCTCCCGGCGGTCGCGGTGGACTACATCGTGCGGCGGCTTACCCCGCTTGAATGTGAAAGGCTCCAGGGACTGCCCGACGGCTACACGAAGATTCCTCATCGCGGCAAGTCGGCGGAAGACTGCCCGGATACGCCACGCTACAAGGCTCTCGGAAACGGCTGGGCGGTCAACTGCGCCCGCTGGATATGCCAGCGAATCCAGAACTACGACAGGAAACTCACAGAGGAGAATACAGATGGAAACAAATAAAATCAAGGTGGTGAACGTCCCCGTGTCGGAGATAGTTCCCTACGAGAACAACCCCCGCGTCAACGAGGGTGCGGTCGAACAGCTCGCGAAAATCATCGAGCAGTTCGGCTTCCGAAACCCTGCGGTGCTGAACAAGGACAAGGTCATCATCGAGGGGCACACACGCCTTTTGGCGGTGAAGAAGCTCGGCTGGGAGACGATGCCCTGCATCATAGCGACCGACCTCACGCCCGAGCAGGAGCAGGCTCTCCGCATCGCGGACAACAAGATTGCTGAAATCGCCGAATGGGACGAGGACAAGCTCAAGGTTGAACTCTCCGCCTTGCAGGATGCCGGCTTCGACCTCTCGCTCCTCGCGTTCGGCGACGACGAGCTGGACGACCTGTTGGGCGGCGAGGCCGGGACGCACGGCGAGACGGAGCCGGATTCCGTGCCCGAGACGCCGGAGATCCCTGTCTCCGCGCCCGGCGAAGTGTACAGGCTTGGAAACCACCTCCTCGTCTGCGGCGACTCCACCCAGCCGAACGACGTCGCAAAAGTGTGCGGCGACGGCGAGGCCGACCTCTGGCTCACAGACCCGCCTTACAACGTTGACTACCACGGTTCGGACGGACAGTCTATCCAGAACGATTCGATGGAGGACACGAAGTTCCGCGAGTTCCTTCGCGCCGCTTTCGGCTGCGCGGAGAAGCGCATGAAGCCGGGTGCGTCGTTCTACATCTTCCACGCGGACTCGGAGGGCTACAATTTCCGTGGCGCATGCTTCGACGTGGGGCTTCGCGTCCGCCAGTGCCTCATCTGGAAGAAGCAGTCTCTCGTCCTCGGTCGGCAGGACTACCACTGGATTCACGAACCGTGTCTCTACGGGTGGAAGGACGGCGAGGCGCACAACTGGTACGCGGATCGTTCGCAGACGACGGTCATGGAGTACGACAAGCCGAAGAAGAACGACGTCCATCCGACGATGAAGCCAGTCGACATGCTGTGCTACCTGATCGGCAACTCGTCTAAGCGCGGCGACACGGTTCTCGACACCTTCGGCGGCAGTGGATCGACGCTCATCGCCTGCGAGAGGACGGGGCGCGTGTGCAGATGCGTCGAACTCGACCCGAAGTACTGCGATGTCATCAGGAAGCGCTGGGCGGAGTTTGTCCACGGCGAGGGGTGCGACTGGCAGAAACTGACGCCGTCCGCGTCAGAATCTGACGGCGACGGCGGAGAGGAAGCACACGATGAAGGTGCTTGAGCTCTTCTCCGGGACGGGCGTCCTGGCGGCGGCGTTCAGGGAGCGCGGCCACAGGACGCTCACCGTGGACTGGAGCGAGGCGCTTAAGCCCGACTGGAACGCCGACATCGGGACTCTGACAGCCGACGAGATCGTCTCGCGGTTCGGGAGTCCCGACGTCGTATGGGCAAGCCCTGATTGCACGACCTACTCGGTCATGTGCATCTCGCGGCACCGGGACGGCACGAAGCCGAAGACGGAGTATGCTGCGAGGTGCGATGCAGTCAACGCTCACTTCTGCGACCTCATCCGCGAACTGAAGCCGAAGGTGTGGTTCGTCGAGAACCCGGTGGGGATGCTGCGGAAGATGCCGTTCATCCTGAAGCTGATGGAAGATACGGGTGGTCGCCGCCACACGGTGACGTACTGCCAGTACGGGGAAAGGCGGCAGAAGCCTACGGACATCTTCACGAACCACCCAAGCCCGATGTTCCGTCCGCCCTGCAAGCGCGGCGCACCCTGCCACGATGCCGCCCCTCGCGGTTCGAGGACGGGGACGCAGGGGCTGAAAGGCAAGGCCGTCCGTGCGAAACTGCCCGACGAACTGTGCCGCCACATCGTCCGCATCTGCGAGGGTCTCGTGACTAATTCGTGACTATCAAAAGTGTGCTTCCGTGGCGTGTATAGTGCGTGTAGACGTGTGAACTATAGTCGCCAAGAGTCTGTAAACCAGTATGGAAACACACGGCGTGAGGCGGGATAAACGGCGGTAAACGCCGATATTCCGCAATATAACGCCGTATTCGCCGAAGATTCCTCAGAGGAAGATATATCGACACGTCATGACGACGTGGATCCTGTGTACTCTCGCACACGATCCTGCAAACTACTATCGGGAGATCTGTCAACCGCCCCGGCCAGGGGCGAAACCACAAGGAGAAAACCATCCATGAAACCTACCAAAATCCAGACATCGGAATACTGCACCGTCGGGCATCCCGACAGGACGTGCGACTTCATCGCGTCGTACATCCTCGACAAGTACCTTGAGGCCGACAGCCGCTCAAGGGTCGCGCTGGAGGTGCAGCTCAAGGAACGATACTGCACGATTTCTGGCGAAATCACCTCGAACGCTCCCTACGGGGAGGTGGACATCGCGGACTTCGCGCGGGAGGCCATCGACAAAATCGGCTACAACGACGAGTACCAGGAGCGCTTCGGCGACTCGAACACGATTTGCTCCGAGGAGGTTGAGGTCGAAACGCACATCTCCCGCCAGTCGCAGGACATCTCGCAGGGTGTCGACCGCGATTCCTGGGGAGACCAGGGCTTGGTGTTCGGCTATGCCGTGGACGAGCCGGAGTACGGCTATATGCCCAAGGACTACTGGCTCGCCCGCAGGCTCGGACAGGCGATTGCCGGCGTGAGCGGTGGTTTGGATGTGAAGACGCAGGTGACGCTTGAGGACGGCAAGCCCGTCGAGTGCGTGATTGCGATTCCGCTCGCCCCTGGCGACGACGAGGCGTCCGTCATCGAGACGGCGAAGTCGATAGTGGGCGAAGAGTGCGCAATCGTCGTCAACGGCACCGGACGCTACGTCGCACACGGTTCCGTCGCCGACTGCGGAACGACCGGCAGGAAGCTCGTCGTGGACTTCTACGGCGGCAACTCAAGGATCGGCGGTGGCTGTCCCTGGGGCAAGGACCCCACGAAAGCCGACGTGACGCTCAACGTCTATGCACGGCACAAGGCTCTGGAGGCTATGAAGCGTTACGGCTATCCCTTGATGCAGTGCATGATATCATGCTGCATCGGCCGCCGCGACATCCGCGTGACGCTCATGGACGGCGAGAACCGCATCGTCGAGACGTACACGGAGTCGGAGCCCGCGAGCCACGTGATAGAGAGCCTCGGACTCGACAAGCCCGTGTACGCCGAGATGTGCAGACGCGGGCTCTTTGGATACGAGGCCTGAGGCTATCTGGCGAACGCGAAGAGTCCGCGCCCGTCCTTGCGGAAGCGGGACTGGTCGCCCTTGTCCTTTATCTCGCGGATGATCGCGGAGTAGAGCGTCTGCTCGGGAGTCTTGCCGCCCTTGGGCGTCCAGAGCCGCTGCGCCTTCGCCTCCTCGATCATCCCCCTGACCGACATGGGCGCGTCCGAGCGCTCCAGCACCGCCGCAGCCGCGCTGAGAAGTCCTATCCCCTTCGGAGGGACGGCCCTCTCGGACGGCGCGGGGGGCGTGGCCTTCGCGGGTGGCGTCGCGCGCGTCTCCTGCGGCGCGGTGTCGTCCGCCGTCTCGACGCGGAGTCCGTCGGGGCTTTCCAGCCTGCGGACCACCTTGGTCGCTCCGGAGTGCGTCCTGACGCGCCAGGAGCCGTCTTCGAGGCGTTCCTCGACGGTCACCCGCGCGGGGTAGCGGGCGAACTTCGCCATCGCGATGTCGCCCGGAGAGAATGATGTTGCATTTTCCATGTATTCCCGTTCCTTTCTCGTTGTTCGCGCCCCGGAGATCGCCATGAACCCGAGGACGCGCATATATTCGCTCTATTCCCGTCACAAGTCAACGGGGTATCCGAAACTATTTCAGCAAACTTCACAGGAGGCGCAAAATGCCCGAACAGAACCGCGAACACGTGTCGAAGGAGAACTTCGTGACCGCCATGCGTCGGTCGGGGTCTAGGACCCTTACGCTGGAGAGGCTTGAGGCTGACATCGCCTCGGGTGCGCCCGTCAACGCGGACGGGACGATCAACATCCTGAAGTACGTCGCGTGGGTCGCAAAGGAGATGGGCGATGACGGTCAACGTTAAGAAGATGAAGCCCGTGGAGATGGTGCGCTTCCTCAACTCCACGGAGCTGGGCACGGTCATCTCCGCCGCGATGGTGTACCGCCACTTCGCGGAGGCGGGCTACCGTATCGCCTCCACTGAGGACAGCCGAAGCCTAAGCTTCTACCGCTACGCGGCCTGGCTCATCGACAAGCGGGCGAACACGCCCGCCTCGACGCCCGGCGGTTACGACGCTCACCGCGAGTCGGCGGCGCAGCGGCAGGCGGAACTGTCCCTCGCAGGGCGCGACATCGGCGAGCTTCCGGCAGTGGTAGATCCCGAAAGGAAGGAGGCGTGCCGCTTCGACTTCAGAAAGTTCTGCGAGACGTACTTTCCGGAAGTGTACAATCTCGAATGGTCGGACGACCATCTGCGGGCGATAGAGAAACTCCAGAAGGCCGTCCTCGAAGGCGGGCTCTTCGCCCTCGCTATGGCTCGCGGCAGCGGCAAGTCGAGTCTTACCGAGACCGCCGCGATCTGGGCTATGGCCTACGGACACCGCGAGTTCATCGTCGTCATCGGCGCGAGCGAGGGAGCGGCGCTGGAGATGCTCGATTCGATAAAGACCGAGCTTGAGGTAAACGAACACCTCGCCGAGGACTTCCCGGAGATGGTGTACCCAATTGCAAGGTTGGAGGGAATAGCCAACCGCTGCGCGGGGCAGCTCTACAAGGGCGAGCGCACCCGCATCGGCTGGACTGCAAGCGAGATCGTCCTTCCGACAATTGCAGGCGCAGCTTCCAGCGGCGCAATCGTCCGCGTCGCCGGCATCACGGGGCGCATTCGCGGCATGAAGTTCAAGCGCCCCGACGGGCGCACGATCCGCCCCGAGTTCGTCATCGTGGACGACCCGCAGACGAGCGAATCGGCAGGTTCCGCCGAGCAGACGAGAAAACGCGTCCGCGTCCTTGCGGGCGACGTTCTCGGCCTTGCGGGTCCGGGACGGAAGATTGCGGGCGTAATGCCCTGCACCGTCATCCGCCCAGGCGACATGGCCGAGCAGATGCTCGACCGCTCGAAGCATCCCGAATGGAACGGAGAGCGCTGCCGCATGATGTACAAGTTCCCCAAGAACGAAGAACTGTGGAACAAGTACGCCGATCTCCGCGCCGACGAACTGCGCGAGAAGGGCACGTTCCTCAAGGCGACCGAGTTCTACCGCGCCCACCAGAAGGAGATGGACGAGGGGGCGGTAGTGGCGTGGAAGGCAAGGTTCAACCACGACGAGATATCCGCCGTCCAGCACGCGATGGACCTGAAGCTCACCGACGAGGCCGCATTCTGGGCGGAGTACCAGAACGAGCCGCTGGCGGAGGACTTGGGAACGGAGGAGCAGCTTACGCTGGACGGCGTGTCCTCGCGCGTCAACGGACATTCGCGGCGCGGCGTTCCCGTCTCGGCGACGCACCTCACGGCGTTCATCGACGTGCAGAAGACGATGCTCTTCTATTGTATCGCCGCATGGGACGACGACTTCACCGGGCGCGTAATCGACTACGGCGAGTGGCCGGACCAGAACAGGCGCTTCTTCACTCTCTCGGACGCGAACATCACATTGCAGATGAAGTTTCCGAGAAACGGCCTCGAAGGATGTCTTTCCGAGGGGCTAAAGAAGCTGACCGGCGAGATCCTTGGACGCGAATACTTCCGGGACGACGGAGCTGCGATGCGGATCGAGCGCTGCCTCGTCGATGCGAACTGGGGACAGTCCACGGACACCGTGTACCAGTTCTGCCGCGAATCGGAATACGCAAGCGTCCTCACGCCGTCGCACGGCAGGTACATCGGTGCAAGCTCGAAGCCTATGGGCGAATACAAGAAGGCGGTCGGCGACCGCGTGGGGATGAACTGGCGGATGCCGAACGTCCGTTGCAAGCGGGCGGTGCGGCACGTCGTCTACGACACCAACTTCTGGAAGTCGTTTGTTGCGACGAGGCTTCTCACGGCGACGGGCGACCGTGGGGCGCTGACGCTCTGGGGGCGTTCCGCAGAAGACCATCTCCTCTTCGCCGAACACCTGACGGCGGAGTACAGGGTCAAGACGGAGGGGCGCGGACGCCGCGTGGACGAGTGGAAGATGCGCCCGGACGCGCACGACAACCACTGGTGGGACTGCATTGTGGGGTCTGCTGTCGCCGCTTCAATGTCCGGCTGCGTCCTCGCGGGGACGATGGCGGACGGAAAGCCGCGCACAGCCGCGAAGCCCAGGATGAAGCTCTCGGAGCTTCGGCGGACGAGGGGGTGAAGTGCGCTGCAATTCGGCAATCGGAAAAAGTTGAAAAAAGTTCTCACTTTTCGCCATGCCGCGTGCGCATATGTTAGTGTGGGGGCATGGTGCCCCGCCGCCGGGAAGATGGAAAGGAGGGTGCCGCCATGCGATACGGAAGCGTGTGCAGCGGAATCGAGGCCGCTTCGGTCGCATGGCGGCCCCTCGGCTGGCGCTGCGAGTTCGTCGCCGAAATCGACGAGTTCGCCTCGGAAGTGTTGAAACAACGCCTGCCGGAGGTTCCGAACCTCGGCGACTTCACGAAAATCAAGGAGGGACACTATGGAAACAGAATCGACCTCCTTGTCGGCGGGTCGCCCTGCCAGTCGTTTTCAAGCGGCGGCAGCAAGGGGGGCATCGCCGATCCGCGAGGAAGCCTCTCGCTTGAGTTTGCGCGGCTGGCTGAACGGACACGCTGCCGCTGGGTGGTCTGGGAGAATGTCCCAGCCGTGCTTGCGATTGGAGGCGGGCGGGATTTCGCCAGAATCCTCTCGGAGTTCGCGGGATGGGAGGTGCAAGTCCCCGATGGAGGATGGGGGAATGCTGGAATCGTCACCAATGCGCCCGGGCGCTTCGGCGTTTCGTGGCGAGTGCTGGACGCAAGATATACCAGAGTTCCCTCATTTCCGGGGGCGGTGCCGCAGCGAAGGCGTCGTGTCATCCTTGTCGGACATCGTGGAGACTGGACCCGTGCCGCAGAGGTGCTGCTTGGCGGCGAACTATGCGGTGGCGATGCTTGCCCGCGCCGAAAGGCTGGGGTATCGGCTGCCGCCGACGCTGGAGAATGTACTTCGGGAGAGTGTTTCCCGATAGACATGATGAATATCGAGGGGCGCACGAAACGCCTCAAGACGAAGTGCTACGACGAGGCGGGGGCGGCTATGTACACGCTCCGCTCCAGCCATGTCAACGCGGTCTGCACACCGACGCAATTGCGGCGTCTTCTACCAGTCGAGAGCGAACGGCTCATGGGATTTCCCGACGGCTGGACTGACATACCGTGGAAAGGCAAGGAACACGCGCCCGACGGATTCCGCCACAGGGTGTGCGGGAACTCGATGTGCGTCAACGTAATGCGCTGGGTCGGCGAGAGGATTGCCGCCGTGGAAGCGGGAAAGGAGTTTCAGGACTATGGATCAGTCAAAGATCGAGGAGATAATGGAGAATCTCCTCCTCTCGCCAAAGAAAGTGGAGGTTGACGGGCAGGTCGTGGAGAACCACTCGGCGGCCGACCTCATCAAGCTCCTCAACTACTACGCATCCAAGGATGCTCTCAAAGGCAAAAGGCTGCCGATCCGGATAACGAAGATGGCGGCTGGAGGAGGTGTGTTGTGAAGCTTTGGCCATCCAAGAAGAAAGACGCACCGTCCAGGAAGAGCCTCGGCGGGCGGTTCGTGAGCTGGATGCGGGCTCGGTTCGACGCCGCGCAGACTACGAAGGACAACGCGAAGCATTGGGGCGCGGCGGACTTCCTGTCCGCAGACGCGGAGGCGGACTCGAACGTCCGCAAGATTCTCCGCACGCGGGCGAGATACGAGGTGCAGAACAACTCGTATGCGCGTGGCATAGTGAAGACGCTCGCCGACGATACCGTCGGCACGGGGCCGAGGCTTCAGATGCTCCTCGAAGACGAGGATGTTGACAAGCGCATAGAACACGATTTTCAGGTCTGGGCGAAGAGGACGAGGCTTCCCGCGAAGCTCCGCACCATACGGATGGCGCGGTGCCAGGACGGGGAGGCGTTCATCATCCTTGCGCAGAATCCAAAACTTAAAACGAACGTGAGGCTCGACCTTCAGCTCATCGAAGCCGACCGGGTTACGGATGACGAATTGACCAGCGACGAGAGGCGGGTCGACGGCATCACGTTCGACTCTTTCGGAAACCCCGTCTCGTACAGGGTATTGAAGTTCCATCCGGGCGGGACGGAGAGCTTCAACACGGAGTTCATGACCGTCGGGGCGGAGAACATGATCCATGTGTTTCGCCAGGACAGGCCGGAGCAGCATCGCGGCATCCCGGAGATAACCGCCGCGCTGCCGCTCTTTGCACACCTTCGCCGGTTCACGCTGGCTGTGGTATCCGCTGCGGAGGCGGCCGCCGACTTCGCGGGAATCCTCTACACGGACGCCCCCGCGAACGGCGAGGCCGACAGCGTTGAGGCGATGGACACGATCCAACTGGAGAGGAACATGCTCCTCACGATGCCGGGCGGCTGGAAGATGTCCCAGGTCGATCCGAAGCAGCCCGTCACGACATACGGCGAGTTCAAGCACGAGATACTGAACGAGATCGCAAGGTGTCTTTCGATGCCCTACAACATCGCGGCCGGGAACTCGTCGGGCTACAACTACGCGTCGGGACGCCTCGACCACCAGACTTACTACAAGTCGCTCAAGGTGGACCGGGCGTTCATGGAGGCGGAGATACTCGACCGCGTGTTCGAGGCGTGGATGCGCGAGTGGTCGCTTGTGACCGCGACGCAGATTGACGCCTGCGACTGCCGCCACGTGTGGTTCTGGGACGGACAGGAACACGTGGACCCCGCGAAGGAGGCGAACGCGCAGGAGAAGCGGCTTCTCAACAAGACCACGACTTTGGCGGCGGAATACGCCCGCCAAGGCAAGGACTGGGAGACGGAGCTTCGGCAGATAGCCAAGGAAAGGACGCTCATGAAGGAACTCGGCATAGACGATGTTCCGAAGAAGAACGAATCTCAAGACGAAAACGAAGGAGAAGAAGATGGGAAAGACGAGTGAATATCTCGAAATAACCGCCGCGAAGGATGGCGGGGACGGAAAGCACAAGGTGGCGGGGCTTGCCTACTCGGGCGGGAAGATGCGGCTCTTCGGGTGGTCGAAGCCGGTGGTCGTAGACCTCTCCGGCATGACCGTTCCGGAATCCGTGCCGCTTCTCGCGAACCACGAGAACCACACGCTTGGACGCGTGGGCGTGGTGAACGCCAAGGCGGAGAACGGGCACCTCGCAATCGCTGGCGAAATCGTCGCCGAAGGCGAACTCGCTGAGGCGATAGTCGCCCAGGGCAAGGCGGGCGCGGACTGGCAGCTCTCGATTGGAGCCGAAGTCGAAGCCGCCGAGCTGGTGCAGGAAGGCAAGAGGAAGGTAAACGGAGCGGAACACGAAGCGCCGTTCTACCACGTAACGAAATCAACTTTGCGGGAGGTCAGCGTAGTCGCCGTGGGCGCGGACCGCTCGACGCACATGACAGTCACGGCACAACTGCAACTGAAAGGAAACTCCATTATGGAACCTGAAGTGACCAACAAGGAGACGAAGCCCGTCGAGGCGGCGGCTCCCGCAACCCCGACGGCTACGCCAGCGGCTGTGCCGACGGACACCCCCAAGACGGTGACCGCGTCCGCGCCCGCCGCGCAGCCTTCCGAAACGCCGAAGACCGTCGTCGCGGCGGCCGCGCCCGCCCAGGAGCCCGCGCCCGACGCGAAGGCAATCGCGGCGGAGGCTATCAAGGCCGAGCGCGAGCGCGTCGCGATGATCAAGGGCGTGTGCGGCGGAGAGTTCGCGGACATCGAGGCGAAGGCAATCGCCGAGGGATGGGACCGCAACCGCGTGAACGAGGAAGTCCTCAAGGCGTACCGCGCCAAGCAGCCCACGACCTCCGCGCCAGCGGTTACGGTGAAGAAGTCCGGCATGACCGCAAAGACGCTTGAGGCGGCGCTTTCGCTCCGCGCGGGCATCGACGGCGGCACGCTCGCGAAGGACATGGGCGATGAGACCGTCGAGGCCGCGATGAAGGACTGCGACATCCCGCTCCAGGGCGTCCTCGCCGAGTGCATGAGGCTTGAGGGGATGAACGTCCCGCGCACCTTCGACAACTCCGCTATCAAGGCCGCGTTCTCGACGGTGTCGCTCCCCGGCATCCTCTCGAACGTCGCGCAGAAGAAGCTCTTGCAGGCGTATCGCGCGCAGCCCATCATCGCGACGAGCCTCTGCACGTCCGCCGACCTCTCCGACTTCAAGGAGAACCAGCGCTTCCGCCTCACCGACATCGGCGACCTGAAGCCCGTCGGCGCGGACGGCGAGATCAAGGACGGCGGCGTTTCCGAGGAGAAGGCCGTGAACCAGCTCGACACCTACGCCAAGAAGTTCTGCCTTACGCGCAAGATGATCATCAACGACGACCTCGGCGCGTTCCTCAAGGTCCCGACCGCGATGGGCAACCGTGCGGCCCGTCTCGTCGACCAGCTCTTCTTCGAGCGCCTCATGGCGAACCCGACGATGGTTGACGGCAAGCCTCTCTTCTCGTCGAACCACAAGAACCTCCTCACCGGGGCGACGTCTGCGCTTTCCGCAGACTCGCTCAAGAAGGCCATCAAGGTGTTCCTCGACCAGACTGACGCGGACGGACAGCCGGTGAACGTGGAGCCGAGCATCCTGCTCGTCCCGACGGCATTGAAGTTCCTTGCTGTCGAGCTCACTCGCGGCGCGGCCTTGATGATGTCCGGCGGGGCGGAGAACACGATCCGCCCGACTCTCAACGTCCTCGCCGACCAGAACCTGCAGATCGTCTCAAGCCCGTACCTCTCGAACGCGAAGTACGACGGCGCGAGCGACACCGCGTGGTACCTCTTCGGCAAGCCCGGCACTGTGGACACCTTCGAGATCGGCTACCTCAAGGGCAAGCGCACGCCGACCGTGGAGCGCGGCGACCTGGACTTCAACGTCCTCGGCATCTGGTTCCGCGTGTACTTCGACGTGGGCATCCGCGAACAGGACCATCGCGGAATGGTCAAGTCCAACGGGGCCGCGGCCTAAACAATCTCTGGCCCGGGCCGCCGGAGGCAGGTTTCTTTGCTTGTTTCTTTCCCTGCCACGGCGGACGGGCCGCTTAATCTTCAAACGAGAAAGGATTGCACACAATGGATGCAAGATATGTTCAGAGGGGCGACGCCGTCGACTACACGCCGATGGCGGACGTCGCAGCGGGCGACGTGGTCGCGCTGGGGACCAAGTTCTTCGGCGTCGCGAAGCTCGACATCAAGGCCGGCGAACTAGGGGCGCTCGCGCTGACTGGCGTCTACGAGATGACGAAGGCGGGGGGCGTCGCTTTCGCGCTCGGAAGCGAGGTCGCGTGGGACAGGACGAACAAGAAGGCCGTCGCGCCGGGGACTTCCGGCTCCGCGAAGATCGGTCACGCCGTCGCGTTGACGGGTGCGTCCGACGCGACCGTCTTTGTCCGCCTCTGCCCCGGAATCGAGTAAGGCTGGAGGCGGCGATGGACGCGAGGTATGTGCAGAACGGCGACTCCATCGACTTCCGCCCCGACAGGGACGTCGCAGCCGGGGAGGTCGTCGTCCTCGGTAGCCTCGTCGGTGTTGCGAAGCTCGACATAAAGGCGGGGGAACTCGGTTCGCTCGCTCTCACGGGCGTATTCGAGATGAAGAAGCTTCCGAACTACGGCTTTATCGGATGCGGCAAGGTCGGATGGAGCGTGGAGCGCAAAGGCGTCGGCGGCAGTACGACGCCAGACGCAGTGCCGCTCGGACACAACATCAAGCGTAGTGTCCCTGTGGGAGACGAGACGATGCCCGTCAGACTCTGCCAGGGGGTGAGGTTCTCATGATCAAGTCTGCCATCGAGCATATGCGCGCGATACAGATGCAGAGCCTCGCCGCCGAGGTCGGCTACACGCCACACGGCGGCGAGGCGCAGACGATCCGCGCCGTGGTCGGGCGGACGGTGTTCCGCTC